TCATGGACTGTTAAAGATGCTAGAGTTGTTATGGAAGATATTAACAAGTTTGGACTTGGTGATGAATATAACGCAGAAGAAAAAGCACATGCCAGAAAATTGTTAAAACAATCGAAGAAAAAGAAACAAGGTCTAGGTGTTCTTAAAAGCGTAGGAAGACGGCAAAAAGCTCTTGACGTAATAATGGAATAAGGAGGTATATTATGCCTAAAGGTAAAGGATTTTCATTTGAGGAACTTCAAAAACTGCGTGATAATTCACCAGTGGGTGGTCTTGCAGGTCAATTAGCAGAAAAAGAGTTAAAACGGCTTGAACGTACATCTGCTAAAATGACTAAGAAAAAAAGAAAAAGAGTAAAAAGGCGAGGTGGTGCATCAAGCCAAATAGAACGACTTCAAAAGGAACGCAATAAGAAAAGAACTGGATTTACTATAGAATAAACCTTTAACTGTACGCGACAATCGCGACAATACGCCTATAGGCGGCAAGGAGACTTATTATGGAAAATGAGAATGAAAATGAAATTGAGGGTCTGCAAAGCGAAGACGGAAATTTAGAAAATCCAACTACGCAAATTCCAGGTGAAGAACCTGGTTCGGAGTCAGAAACCGAGACCGAGACCGAACAAAAACCTTTTATTAATCAAGAAGCAGTTAACAAAGCTATCGGACGTCAGAATTTTAAGTTTCAGGAAGAAAAACGTAAGCGGATTACAGCTGAGCAAAAACTAGCAACTCTACAACAGCAAGCGCCGGTTGATACTCGACCTGTAATTCCTGATTTACCTAATACTTATGATTCGGATTTTGAAGCTAAGTTACTTGTGCGAGATACTGCTATTAAAGAGCAGGCTACTTGGGACGCCAATCAGGCGGCACAACAGCAACAAACACAACAAGCTCAGCAAAATAGTATTGTTAATCAGCAAGAAACTATTCGTGTTAAGGCTGAAAAGTTTGACCAACGAGCTGATAAGCTTGGCCTTGATAAAAAGAAACTTGATACGGATGGTAATACTGTTATAGCTTATGGGCTTACTCCAGAAGTAGCAGATCATTTGCTTACTATTGAAGAGGGACCATTAGTTGTAAGTTATTTAGCAGCTAATCTTACTGAGCTTGAGGCATTAGCTTCTCTGCCACCCATGGCGGCGGCAGCACGGTTATCAAGTATAATTATACCAGAAGCTAAAAAACTGAAACCAGCACAATCAACTGCACCTAATCCACCCGAGACATTAACTGGTGGAAATGCACCAGCTAATCAAAGTAAGTTTTTGGAAGGTGTAGTTATGGAATAAGGAGATAAACCATGGCTAATAACCTTAGTAGCAATATAACCAGAAAGCTTATGAGAGCTTTCATTCCGGCCTTCGAGAAACAGCGTGTATTATCTAAAACAGTTAATACACAAATGTTTCAAGGTAAATTTGAACCTTCAAGCGGTGATTATGTTGATATCAAGCGACCGCATCAGTACCTGGCACAGAGAACTGCCGGTGGTGATATTAGCGGTGGGACTGATAACAGTATTATCTCCGGTAAAGCAACCGCTCAAGTACAGGATTATATTACTGTACCTATTCCTTGGACTAATAAACAAGAGGCTTTGGAATTGGATCAGTTGGAGGAGATTATCAAACCTGCAGCTGAAACATGTAACATTGAACTAGAGACTAGTTTCAATGATTTTATGATTGCCAATGCCGGCCTTTCTGTTGGTGTTCCAGGAACTGCAGTAGACGCCTGGTCAGATGTAGCTGCTGCAATGACCCAAATGAATGCCATCGGTGTACCGACTGGGGAACATTATTATGTAATGAATCCTTATACGGTCCAGGCTTTGGCTAGTGTTCAGGCCGGTCTTTCTGCCGATCCTTCTCGTTTGGTTCAGACTGCATGGGAAAAAGCTCAGATTTCTCAACCTTTTGCAGGTATGCAGGCAATTGTTAGTAATAGTATGAGTACTCGGGTTAACACATTAGCAGCAGATCTCACTGGTGCACTTACTGCTACACCCGATGCTACGTATGTTACTGCTAAAGATACTATGACTCAGAGTCTAGCAGTTGCAGCTTTAACCAATGATGCTGTTGTTAAAGCAGGGTCTATTATCGAGTTTACTGGTACTGGTGCAGATGCTCGTTCCCGAATTCATTTGAGAACTGGTAAAACTATTTTCGATAATTCTGGTAATGTAGTAAAATGGCGGGCAGTTGTTACTGCTGATGTTACTCTTAGCGCTACAGGTACTGGTACTTTAGTTGTTGCTGGTCCGGCTATTAATGAGACAAATGGTCAGTATAATACTATTAGTACTAAACTCCTTGATACTGATGTATTTACTATCATCGGTACTTCTGGAGTTGAGTATCAGCCGAATTTGTATTATACAAAAGATGCTTATGCAATCGCTTTTGTAAAATTGCCGAAATTGTACAATACTGATACAGTAGCAGTTACCGCTGATGGTATCTCTATTCGAGTTAGTAGGTATAGTGATGGTGATAAGAATACTCAAAAGGTTAGGTTTGATCTACTGCCTGCATTTGGTGTTTTGAATCCGTTCTGGTCAGGTCAGGGTTACGGAGCTTAACGGAACTTAATTTTAACTATAAGGAGCCCTTCGGGGCTCCTTATTAAGGACTAAAATGGAACTTACACTTTTTCCTATGTTTGTTGAAAAACCTGATGGTATTATAGCTCAGGTGCTTGTTCGTGATCGAGACGAAGACTTTATGGCATCTTTTGGTTGGGTAAAAGATCCTAAAGAGTTATTTAAACCTGTTCCTGATCCTGAGTTACCTGAAGTTGATGGAGACAAAGGTTGTGGACGTCCAGGAAGTATTGAATGGCATTTAGCAAAAATTAAAGAGTTTAAAACTAAAAAAGCTGTTATTAGGTATGTTGCTGAAATAACAAATATTAAAATAACTTTTACAGCTATCGATAAATTGACTAAAGTTAAATTTGAAGCTTATAAAATAATAAGAGAGGCCCTAAATGACAGAGAAAGCTGAATCCGTTATCGTAGATGCCTTTCAATTAATTGGTGTCTTAGGTGAAGAAGAGCCTTTTCAACCGGCAATGGCTCAAACAGGCATTCGATTTATGAATCGTATGATGGCTCGTTTGGCTGCCATAGGTCTTGATTTAGGATATACAGAAGTAACAAACTTAGCGAGTCCTATTACAGTTCCTTTAGGAGCTGTAGAAGGTATAATTAGTAATTTAGCTAGACTTTTAGGCCCTCAATATAGTGTACCAGTGGGGCAAGAAGTAGTAATTGCAGCACGTAAAGGTATTGTAGCAATGAATGCATTAGCTACTAATATAGGTCCTTCTCGATATCCTGATAATTTACCAAGAGGCTCTGGTAATGATGTTCCAGGTTTTACTAGTTCACACTTTTATCCTGATTTAGAAAATACAATTTTGGCTGAAACTCCAGGATCAATTGGTCTTGAAGACGGTACATATGAGGATGTGAACCCATGACTGATCAATCAAGAGACATAAAAAAGAGTAAGTTTACTGGGCAGAGTACTGTTGAAGACTCAGCAACATTTGATTTTGTAATTAATGATACAAATCGTAAAATTACAAAAGAAGATTTAGTTGCTGAATTCGGTACTACAGGTACTCTTCAACAAGAAGGCGATGTTGGTGGTACTCCAATCCTGAATAAGTCAGGTTCAATTAATAATATTCGTAATCTTGAAGATGGACCAGGTGTAAAAGCATCAGTGTCTCCTCAAGGTGGCGCGACAATTGAATCTAGTTTTATACAAGATACTGATGGAGAACCTATTCTTATTAATCCTACTAATATTACACCAACTATCGCTAGTATACTTCAAGGTAGTGGTATTTCTATATCTAAAGTAGGTACTGCCATTCAAATTTCAACAACTGATATACCCATTGGTATAAAAACAGTAATAGTTAATGCTTTAAGCGATCTCCCTGCAGCTGTAGGCGGTGTTATCACCCTGGCAGATAATACTGATTATCTTCTTGGTAACGATATTACAACTTCTTCTCGATTTGTAACAGGAAATGATTGTGATGTACGTGGTGTTGATTCTACAGTTATTCTATTAACGTATACTGGCGTTGATACGATGTTTACTGTAGAAGATAAAACATTTAAACTTACCACTATTTCGATAGATTGTCCTAATGGAACTTTATTTGATGTATCTGGTACTGGAGCAGAAGTATTTCAGATGCTTAATATGACAGTAGAGTCTTGTGATATAATTGGTTCTATAGATAGTGTAGCAGCATTACAAATTACTGACGTCTTTTTTGGTGATATTAAAACAAATGGTTTACTTTTTAAAGGTGATATTCCTATCGTAGTTTTTGATAGAGATGTTTTCTTTATTAATGGTGGTACATTAGTTGATTTTGGTACTGCTACTTTTGATGGTCTTACTGGTGTAAATAGCTTTATGTTCGGTGTACCTGGTATTGTTGGTATAAGTGGTTTACCTAATTCTGGTAATATTAATGTAGGTGGTCTTGGAACTCTTATTAATGCTAGAATTAGTGGTACAGGCGGTACACCTTTAGTTGGAATAACTCCTCAAGATGCTAGATGGCAATTTGCTCTTAATGATAAAATTGAAGATACAAGATCTAGCGCTTTAATGTCTCATAATGGTCCAACTACAATTACAATTGCTGGTGCAAATACACCAGTTCTAATTGCACCAAACTGGGTGGAAGAAGGTGTATCTCAGTTTGCTACGGATGCAAATGGACGTATCACATTAGAAACACCAAAAAGGACAACAGTTCCTATTACATATTCAATGACTGCAGAAGCAATAAGTGGAACTAATAAAAGTATTTCTTTTTATGTATATAAAAATGGAATTCAAATTGCTAATTCTATATCTACAAATAAAGTTAGTGCAGGTGATCCAAAAAATACTACTGTAATATGGGAAGAACTTCTTAGCCCAGCTGATTATATTGAAATTTGGATTGAAAATAATACAGATGCAGTTGATCTTATAGTAAATACAGGGATTGCAAGGATGAATTAATGGGACAACTACCAATAGCAAATGGTTTTTATGAGAGTAAAAGCCTACCTATATCAAATCAACAATGTGTAAATTGGTATCCTTCTATTGTTGAGGCTCCTGGGTTATCTGATCGAGTATTATTCGGTATTCCTGGTATAAACTTATTAACTTCTACAGGATTAGTTCAAGAAAATAATCGTGGAGGTTGGAAAAAGAATGGTATTCCTTATTTTGTAAATGGAGGAACTTTATATAGGCTTGATAGAGTAATTAATGAAGGAGAGGAAATATTTTCTACTATAGCTTTAGGACTTATTGAAGGAGAAAACCGTGTATCTATGGCTGATAACGGTCTTCAATTAATGATTCTTGTCCCTGGTGGAAAAGGTTATATTTACAATGAAGATGAAGGTACGCCGTTTCAAGAAATTGTAGATCCTGACTTTACTGCTAACGGTGCACCTCAGTATGTTCAGTATATAGATGGTTATTTTGCTGTAACTACGGATTCTAAAAAATGGATTGTATCTGCTTTAAATAATGGTATGGCATGGGATGCTCTTGATTTTTCAAGTGCTGAATCTGATCCAGATGTTATTGTAGCACCAGTTGTTATTAGTAATCAAATTTATATAACTGGGTCAGTAACAGCTGAAGGTTATCAGAATATAGGTGGTGTAGGTTTTCCATTTCAACGAAATAATGTATTCTTAGATAAAGGATGCTTTGCACCATTTTCTCTTGTAACTACTAATAATACTTTTTATATGGTTGGCGGTGGTAAGGATGAAAGTCCTGCAGTATGGGTATTTACAGGAAATAATTTTGATAAAGTATCTACTGATGCTATTGATAGTATTCTTAGTACATATACAGATATTCAATTAAATGATACATATGGCTGGTCTTATGCACAAGATGGTGCATATTTTATTGGTTTTACTTTTCCAGATAGGTCATTTGTATATGATATAACTACTAAACAGTGGCATGAACGTAAATCTCAAATACGAGATGTAGCAACTCGATGGCGGATAAATGCTTTAGTTACTGCATATGGGCGTGTAATAGTAGGAGATGCTTTTAGTGGAAGACTTGGTGAATTACACCCTAAATTTTATCAAGAATATGGAATAGATATTGTTCGTATCGTCTCAACTATGCCTTTTGCTCAAAATAGTAAGCCTGTATTAATTCCTAAAATTGAACTTACAGTAGAATCCGGAGTCGGTAATGAAGATGTAGAAGATCCACAAATTAGTATGTCAATTTCTAAAGATGGTAAAAAATGGAATTATGAACGTAATCGGTCTATAGGTAAAATAGGAAAGACTAACCAGAAACTTATATGGCGTAAGAATGGATGGTGTTCTCGATTTGCTGTTTTACTATTTAGATTAAGTGATCCTGTTAAACCTGTTATTATAAAGTTGGAGGCTGAATGATAATAGCACCTGATAGAACTAGGGCAATAGTAAAAGAAGATGGGACTATGCAAAATACTTTTGCTATTTTTACTCTTGAAGTATCAAAACTTAGTTTAATAATAGGAACAGGAAGCCCAGAAGGTGTTGTTATAGCTGAACAAGGGCAAGAATATATGGATGATGCAGGTACTGCAAGTGCAATTAAATATATTAAACGTGATGCTGATATTGCTGGTGATAAATCTTTAGGATGGATTCTTATATGAGAGTTGAACGATGTTGGGACGTTTCTACAATATATACTATAATTCATGACCCTATATTATGGAATGCGGCTACAGAAGATAATCCGCCAGAGTATATACCTGATGTAGTAAAAGATATTTATCTCAGTGCTATAGTAGAAAATTTAATAGTTGGTTTTTGGAAATTTAATCAAATAACAAGTGTAACATGGGAAGCTCATTCAAATATACTTAAACCTTATAGAGATATGCATGCAAGACCTGCGGCTAAAGCTATGTTAACTTGGGCATTAGAAAATTTATCTAATTTAGAAAAATTAATATGTATTGTACCTGAAAAATATTCTAATGTAAGAAAGTTTGCTGAATATTTCGGCTTTAAAATAGAAGGATTTAACCGAAAGTCTTTTCTTAAAGATGGTAAACTTATAGGTCAACATCAAATGGGTATCACTAAAGAAGAACTTATTAATAGGCTTAAGGAGAAATAACATGGTATCAGCAGTTATAGGTGCCGTAGGAGCAGTTGCTGGCGCAGTAATTGGAAGTAAATCTTCAAAAGACGCCGCAAAAACTCAGGCTAAAGCAGTACAAGAGGCCTCTGGTATTTCTGCAGAAGCCGCCGCACAAGCTAGGGAAGATGCAATTGGGCTATATAATCCTGCACTTGTTGACTTTTCTAAAGGAATTCAAGGTAGTATTGACCAAATTGCCACAGGTCGTCAAAGTACTATGGATATATTACGCCAAAGTACTGCAAATGCAGAGAGTATTATAAATCAAGGTTCACAGAATGTTCAAAGAGCTATCTTAGGTTTACCGCCTATTTCAGCTCAACAATTTCAACAACAGCAATTTGGTACATCTCAGCAAATTGCCCTAGTTGGTGGACAACTAGCTACTCCTCAAACACAGTTACTTGCAGATGCTAGAGAGCCTGCTTTTGATCCAACTGCCATAGCACGTACAGAAGGTCCTGCCCCAGCAACGGGTCAGGAGCTTGTGAATCATTTGATGAGTCTCGGATTTTCAGAGCAAGAATCTATTGCACAAGCTACAAAAGAACAGCAAGGGCAACTAGGTGCCCAGGCCCAGGGAGATTTACCTATAGGCGATCAAGCGATATCTCAGTCAATTTTTCCTGAAGGTGGCTCAGCTCCTGTAGGTGGTGTCCAAATGTTACCAGGTGGTCAAAGACTTCCGCCGGATTTAACAGGAACAGGACTAACAGGTATAGGAGTAGCTAGAGGAGATATTGCAGGTGCTGGTCAAGGAGCTCTTGCTACCCTCTTGGCAGGTCGAAGAGATGTTTCTTCAGCTGAACAAAGAGCTTTAGCAGCCCTTGGTGGTAGCTTTTTTGGTCAATCAGGGCAACCGGGTGGTGCTATTGGAGCGTTAACTGCTGGTGGCGGTGGCGGTGGTGGCGGTGGCGGTGGCGGAGGTGCTAGTATTGGTGGTGCAATTAATCGAGGAATTCGAGAACTCCGAGGTGCAGAAGGACGGGGTCTTGCAGAAATACAAAGAGGTGCTGAAGCAGGTGTAGGTGAATTAGAACAATTTGCAGGTACAGGAGAACAAGCACTTCAACAAGAGGCTGCATTAACAGGCGTACTTGGACCAGAAGCTCAGCAAAAAGCTATTAGTGGATTTATGGAGTCTCCTGGACAAAAGTTTTTACGAGAAAGACAAGAGCAAGCTTTATTAAGAAATCAAGCAGCTATTGGTGGTTTAGGTGGTGGTAGAGTAAGAACTGCTCTTCAAGAACAAGCAATGGGTATTGCAGCTACTCAACAACAGCAGCAGATACAAAATCTTAGATCTTTAAGTGCTCAAGGTCTTCAAGCAGCGGGTCAACAAGGTGGAATACGACAAGCAGGTGGACTTGCTGGAGGTCAACTTATTGGTCAATTAGCAGGTCAAGCTGCAGGACTTCGGGGTAAAGAAGCAGGTATTGCTGGTCAATTAGCTTCAGCAAACATAAGTCAATCTGGGGCATCTTCAAGATTAGCTGCTCAATTAGAGCAACAACGAAATATAGAAGCTGCACGACAAATATCAGGATTTCTTGGCCAGAATCTTGGTTTACGAGGAACTGAAGCTAATGTGTTAACAGGAGCAGGAACAGGATTAGCTGGATTAGCAGAAAGAGGAGGCTCTGCTTTAGCTAGTACAATTGGAGGAACAGCAGGTCAACAAGCTAATCTTCAGTTAGGCTTAGGTGGTCAATTAGCTGGTATAGAACAAGGTACATCAACTAATATAGCTAATTTGTTAGGTCAAGCAGGAACAGGTCAAGCAGATCTTAGAACTAATCTTGCTACATTGCTCGGTAATATAGCAACTGGTGCAGGTACTCAGCAAGCTAACTTAGCATTACAAGGTGGTCAAGCAACAGCAGCTGGTCAATTGGGTCAAGGGGCGGCTATTCAACAAGGTATTGGTGGCTTAGCTACTGCAGCAGGTCAATATTTTGCGCCAACACCGGCAGCATCGCCTGTATATACACCTGGTCAGTTTACTACTAATCAGTTTTTAACTTCTAGTTTTGGCGGTTAAAGGAGAAAATCATGGCATTTGGACCAATACAACCATTAGGTGCAAATTTATTACAACAAATTGCGAATCCACCCATGGCCGATGTTCCAGGAGCTGTATTTACTGGACAACGACAAAATCAGACATTACGGGCTGGAGAACAAGCTATCGCAGCTAGCCAACAAGATATGGCAACGCAAAAACAGGGTACAGATGCTAAGTTAGTTCAAGAATCTTTTTATGATGCAGTTGCAGCTTTTCAAATGAGTGGGGCTAAACGTCAATCATTTCTTGAAACTATTAGACAGAAAGTAGCTAGTCATCCAGGTCTAACTCAAGGTGTTAATGAAATGATAGAAGCACCACCAGAAGAACAAGATGCTATGTTACTTGAAATGATTCAGATGGGTACTGAACGAGGTGTATATCCAATAGAAGAATTTGAGGAACGCGTAGGTGGACAAGCTTTAATAACATTACCAAATGGTAAAGTTGTTGCTAGAGATATACCTGGTATTGATCCTGAGTATATAGCAGCTGAAATGGAAAAAATGAAACGGAGTGGTCAAACTATAAATATAGAAGGAACAATACCTGCTGGATTTAGAAAGAATCCTGAAACAGGTTCTTTAGAAATGATTCCTGGTGGTCCACCTGACATAGCACGTTTAGATAGAATTGAACAAGTATCACGTAATTCTTTATCTGCTAGAACAAAAACAAGGTCAGTTTTAAGTTTATTAGGTGAAGCTGAAATAAATGCTGATGCTTGGACAACTGGAGTTCCAGGCGCTATTGTAGGCTTAGTACCTGGGACAAGGTCATTTAATCTACAAGAAACACTAGATGCTATTAAAGCAAATCTATCTTTCGATAAACTACAAGAAATGCGAGATATGTCACCTACTGGTGGTGCGTTAGGTCAAGTATCAGAACGGGAACTTGCACAACTTGAACGTACAGTAGGTTCTTTAAATCAAAAACAAGATCAAAAACAGTTATTAAAAAACTTACAACGAGTAAGAGTTCATTATAATAATTGGTTAAATAATACTCTTGAAGCTAATATAGATACTGCAGTACGTTTAGGAGCTAAGCGTGAAGATTTTGATATTGATTTAGGTGAAGTAAATCCATTAGTTATTATTTCAGGACATCCTGAACACGGAGATATTACTGAAGAAGATATTCAACAGACTATGGCAGGACCACCAACAATGACTAGGGAACAAGTACTTCAACAGTTAGGAGTTCAATAATGGCCGGACGTAATTTATTTTCTCAGCCAGGTGTATCTGTTACAGGTGGGCGTAATTTATTTGCTGCATCTGATCCATTAGCTGGATTAGGTGGTCCTCAAAATAAAATTATGGCACCGGGTATTGAGTTTCCTGCAGCACCAGCTAAACAATTATGGCGTAATGTTGTTAATGCATTTACTGGGGCAGAAAGAACCACACCAGAGACTGAGGCAACTCCTGAGATATCTAAACTTGCAACAGGTAATCTTATGCAAGATTTACAAATATCTTTAGGTGCTTTAGTTACTGGTGATCCAGAAGTACAAAAAAATATAATTCAAAAAGCTGCACCTGAAGCTGAACTTAGTACAGATGAAAAAGGAAATACTTTCGTAGACTTTGGAGAGGGTAATAAATTTGTTTTAAATAAACCTGGGTTGTCTGAAATAGATCTATTACGTACTATAGGTCAAATAGCACCTTTTATGAAAGCCGCTAAAGTAGTTAGTGCTGTTAAAGGATTTATACCTAGATTATTTGCTGGTGGTGGTGCAGCTGGTGCTGTTGAAGGCGGGCTACAAGCGACTGCTGGAGCATTAGGTGGTGGTGAGGAAGCATTTAAACCTGGACAATTAGCTGCAGCAACAGCATTAGGAACTGCTGCAGAAGTTATTGCACCTACTGCTCAAGCAGTAAAAGTAGCGCGTCAAAGAAAAGCAGTTGGTGCACAAGTACCATCAGGAACAGCACAACCTGCAGTTGAAGAAGCAATAACTGCTCAAGCAGGTTTACAGAAAGCAACAGGCATAGAAGTGCCATTACTACCTGGTCAACAAACTCAACTTCCTACAGTATTAGAAAAGCAATCTATTTTAACTAATTTATCTGCAAGTGCACGAAAAGCAACTGAGAGTCTTGAAAAGCAGAATCAATCTGCATCAGATGCTGTAATAGAATTGGTAGATATGTTAGCACCTCCTGAGTCTATAGTAACAGGATCTGCTAGATTTAGATCTGCAGCACAACAAGCTGATGAAGCTCTTGATGTATTGAGAAAAGAATTAGCTGATCCTATTTATAAAGAAGCTTTAGCTGATCCTAAAATAATCCCAATTGGGGATATTAGGAAAAAAATAACTGCAGAAATTAAAGGAAGGCCTCCAGGTGAAGTTGTCCAAGTATTAAATAAAGTACAAAAAGCATTAAGAGGTCCAGCATCAAACCAATATATGCCTACTACAGATATTCTTCATAAGGCTAAATTTGAAATAGATAGATTGTTAAGTACTGAAAAGTTAGGTAGACCTACTAAACGACTTTTGATGGATATTAAAGATGATTTAAGAACTAAAATGTTTAAGGCTAACCCTGCTTATGAAACTGCTAGTAATACATTTGAAGCAGCAACTCCTGCTATTACTAAATTACAACAATCTCAAATACATAAAATAGCAGAACTTCCTGATGACCAACTTAAAAGTGTTGCTGGTAGGATTTTTGATGCTGCTGAAACAAATCCACAAGTTATGAAAGATGCAAAACGGGTTATAATGGAACAAGACCCAGGAGCATGGAATGAATTATTACGAGGTGAAGTGGAACGTAGAATGTCTACTATGAGTGCAAATGCTGCAGAAGTAGGTTTAACTGTAGAAAATATACCAGGTCAACTTTATAGATCAATTTTTGGTAACCAACAACAAAGAAAGGTTTTCTTTAGTGCGCTTGATGATGTTGAGAAAAAGAATTGGCAATATCTTGAAACAATATTAAAACGAGCTAGCCAGGGGAGGATAGGTGGTACAAGAAAAGCTATTCAAACTGAAATAAATAAAGAATTAAAAGGTGCTTCAGGTGCAATACGAGATTTCTTTAAGGCACCCGTAGACACACTTGTATCCACTGGTGAGGCTTCATTATTTGATCGTAATGCTCAAGCAATGGCAGAAATGATATTTAATCCTGAATGGGCACCACAAATGACAAAATTAAGACAAATAAGTACAGCTAATCCAGCATCAGCGAGAGCTATGACTCAGTTATTAAAAGATATAGATACTTTTATGGGCGGGGAGGAATAAATGTCAAGAATAATTAGCGCGTTTAAACAGTTCTTTGATGATGCAGGTGATCCTTTAGTTAATGGTTGGCTAAAGTTTACCATTTCTGGTACTAATAATACTGATAAAGATACATTTGCAGATGTTAGTGAGGATATTGCAAATGCTAATCCACTTCAATTAGATGCTGCTGGTCGGTGTCCAAATGTATTTGGATCTGGTTCATATCGAGTAACATCTTTTATTGATGATACAGTATTACATCAACCAGGACAACAGATTCAGCAATTTGATCCTGTTGGTGGATCTTTCGGTGATGCTGCTTTCGATGATTGGAATGCTGAGTCTATATATTCTAGTGGTGATATTGTTACAGCTTCTGATGATCTTTATTACCGTTCACTTTCTAATAATAACCAAGGTAATGATCCAACAATAGATGATACTACTTGGGAACAAATAGAGTTTGTTGAATATTGGAATGCAAATAGAACATATGCACAACATAATAAAGTACGTACTACTGTTGGTATTGAGTATATATCTTTAATTAATAGTAATACTAATAATGAACCAGCAACAAATAGTGATAAATGGCAAGCAGAGACACTGCGGACCTGGACTAATACACAGGATTTTGCAA